AGTCCACCTAGGTCGCCTAGTGCGTCAGATAGGTCTTCGGAAACGTCGTAAGGGTTTTGGATAACGCGTTGAAGTGCTTTTACACCTTGTTTTATAGCTTTTGTAGCCGCCTTGGCAATCACGTTGCCTGTAATTTTAGCAGTTGCTTTTGCCACAGGTGAAGGTCGAGCAGAAGGTGCTGACACAGGTTTTCTAGCCATACCAGTGATTGAACTGATGTTGGCGCTCTTACCTCTTGCTGTCACACGAGCGGCAGTTTTATTCTGCATTGAGCGCTTATAGCTTGCCTGTGCGGCACGTCTACGCTCTGCTTGTTTGCGGGCTGCTTCGGCTCTAGCACGTGCTTTTTGTGCGGCTACTCGTTCCGCTGCGGCTTGCTGTTCGTAGATACGATATTTGGCGTTGTAGGCTGCACGCTCATTTTGGTATTTGAGCCATGCCTTAGCCTTTTTGATAGGGTGCTTCCACCCATTAATTTTGTCATATTCCTTTTTGGCTTTCTCCATAGCCTTCTTGGATGGTGGTGAAGCATAGGAGTTACCCATTTTAGGAAGTTTGCCTTTGGCGTATGAGCGCCCACCGCTCAATAGTTTAGGGTGTTTCTTGGCAATTTGCTTAGACATCTTGTGTGGATACACAACGGCATCACGTGGTAGGTCTTGTAACTCGGGACCATTCTTACCCGTGATAAAGTATTTACCTTGAGATGGTAGCCACACTATCTCTGGACCGAGTTCGCCAGTAAGAGCGGTTTCGGAGCCGCCTCTACCTCTACCGAAGGCATATGACTTACCCTTGTAATTAATTCCACGAGCGCCGGACTTGCCACCCTTGCCACCACCACCTGCTCTAGCAGTGAAAATGCTTAGGCGCGCAACCCAATTGCCAGCAATGGATTTAAGTTTACTCCAAATTGCGCCTAGTGTACCTAACGCACCTTGTGCGCGCACATATACTCCGGGCATCGCTCTTAAACGAGCCAATATACCTAACTTATTGGTTACACTATTGATGGAGCCATTTGCCTTAGAAGTATCAACACTTACTACGCCTTGTGCGGTGAATTTGCGACGAGTTTTAGCGTCCATGCCGTCAATAAGTTTGACAAAACGTTCGGCTTGTTTGTCGTCTTGTAAGTGGAAGGCAGCCTTAACTGCTTTTACTTTTTCTTCCTTGTCGCCCATAGAATCCCATTGGTGTACAAGTTTTTCAAAGCCACTTGGGTCGCCAGTTATAGCAGTTAAAATGTTAAGTTGCTTTTCAGCAGGTAGACTATTTAGGTCATCAATTAAGGCTTTTAATTGAGCGTCTGATATGTTGCCATTTACAGTTAGGTTAGCCGCGCCTTGGTAGGCAGTGTTGGATAGCCCACTGTTTTGTAGCATTTGTAAGTTATTAAGTAGCGATTGTTGGTTTTGCAGTTGCGCTTGACTACGATTAAGTGAGTCATAAATTTTCTGCGCATAGCCTTGTTGCTCTGCGGTTAAACTCTTGTCATTGCGTGCTGCGTTCCATTTCGCAAGTTCTTGTTTGTTGCTTTCGAGCGCGGCTTGGTTATTGGATAGCGCGCTAGCAATTGAAGTGTTAGGGTCAACAAGTTGCTTATTGGATAGGAGAGCCTTACTTGTTGCTTCTTCCACTCCTCGAATTGCACTTGCTGTTGTGTCTTTGTCTAGGTTTTGCGCTGATAAGTGACCTAGAACGGCATCTAACTGACCTACGATTGTGGAAGTGTTCTTTGCAACAACACCTTCACCTGATGTTTCGTCAATTTTACCCTTGGCTTCTGTCTGCTTAACAATGTCCTCTAGGCTCTTACCGTTAGTCCATAGTAGGGACTTGTTGAGTTTCCCAAACTTCTCTGAAATTTCATCAGAAGAATATCCCATTTTAGACCATTGCTGCGCAAGAACTTCGGCATTAAGTTTGTTTTTGCGTGTTAAACCACCAACATCTTTAGCAAACTGTTGAATATCAGTTTCGCTTGCTTTGCTTAGGTTGAAGGCGCGCAAGCCTTTGCCCTCAAGGTCTTTGAGGAAGGTTGAGTAGCCCTCTAGTGAGCCTTTGGCATTGCGGTATTGTTCCTTAACTTCTTGGTCGTTATAGTAGCGTTGCCCGTTTTTACCCTTGATGGTAGTTGATGCCATTTTGATGGCTTCGGCAGCTTCGTTTACGTTATAACTGAAGTATCCGTATTGCTTTGCGTTGTCGCGCATAGCGGCTAGGGCTTGTTTTTCAATACCAGTTGACTCAGATAGCTTATCAAAGTTATCTTCTCTGATACCCTTGATACCCTTACTTGCTAGTGATTTAAGTGTTGGGTCTTTTGATAGCTCACCTACGCGACGAATGAACTTGTCAAAGCTATCCGCAGACTGTTGACCAGGTTGTAGTAAGCCGGACAGCTTCTGTGTCTGCGCGCGCACTTGTGCGATACCATGAGTTTCTAGGTAGTTTTGAGTGAATAGTTCCTTTGCACCACTCCAAAACGTTCTTGAACCACTACCACCTGCGTTTTCCTTTTTAAGCATTTCATCTGTAATGCTTTTTAGAGAATTTACACCAGAGTAGAAGTCGCCCGCTTTGATTTCGTCTTTAAAGCGGTCATACGCGCCACGAGCCTTTGCTTCCCAATCGGCAAACGGATTGAGTGCGTGTTCAAGGGAAACTGCATTAGCCTTTAAATGCTCAATGCTATCAATTTGTGATTGGATAAAACCTTTTTCAGTTTTTGTTTTGGCTTCTTTTTTGAGTTCTTTAAGTGTAGAAACCGACTCAGCTAAACGACCTTGATATTTTTTAAGGTTGTCAGAAGTTTTGTCTGTTGTAGTGTTCCAATCCTTTTGCGCCTTATTGACATCGCGCATAGCACCTGCAAACTCAACATTATCACTTAGTGTTTGCGCGATAGCAAGGTCTTTGGATAGGTATTGCGCAAGGTTCTTTTGTGTTAAGTCTTTGCGCTTTGCAGTTTTGGAGTATACTGCTTTTAGAAGGCTTTCGTTTTTAATTGAACCTACTGCATCTTTTAAGTGATAACTTGCATATCCCGCAACAAACTGCTCACGTTCTGCCATAACAGTTTTTTCAACTGCTAATTGGTTTTTAAGTTGGTTCGCAAGTAGCTTACCACTAGATGATAGGTTCTTTGATGCACTAGGGTTTGTAGTGAAAATGTTGGCTAGCTTTTCAGATGAGGTTCTATTTGTTACTCCTAGCTGACGCAATCTTCTTTGGTCGGCTTTAGAGAAGTTATCTAGTTCCCCAAACTTACCTGACTGCTCACGTAAACCCTTATTTGCGAGCCAAAAATTAGATTTTGATAATCCACCTTCGTCTAGGCGCTGTTGGAAGCCTTGTAGTATTTTTTTAGTGTTTTTGTCGTTATAAAATTTCGCTTTGGTTGTATCAATTTCAGAATCGAGATAACCTAAAGTTTTAGAAATGGCGTTGCGCGTATCGAGAATTGCGTTGCCGTTCTTGTCGTATCCGCGCACGAGCGAAGGATTCACTTTTGCAATTTCTTTGGCGCGCTTTAGATACTTCTCATACTCTTCGTTTGAAAGTGATAGGTTTTTACCATTAAGTGAGATACCAGTTGAAAGTTGCGCAAACTCATCACGCATACTTTTTATTCTAGTTTTTTGCGCACTTAATGAGGATAGTTCCTTGTTATATTTGCGCAGTATTTGCTGACCCGCTTCAATGTCGGAGTGGTCTTGTCCAAAATACTTGCCCACTTCGTTGAGCGCAAGTCCTAGTGCAACTGCGATAGATGCTTGACCACCGGTAGAGCCTAGGAATTTGCCTATGCCTTTACCAATGTTTTTGCCATGAATTAATTGTTTTAGGTCTAGTGCAGAACTACCCATATAGGCAAGGTTACCCACTCCTACGCCCATCTGACCAACTACGCTTCCTGTTTTATGAAAACCGATGGCATCTAAAGTTGACCCCGCGCTCATGCCTATGGCACCGATTCTATCGGCAACATTTGTGGCATGGTACATCTTCGTCATAGAGTCGGATATTTTTTTCACTGACTCTGGCGATACTGAGGTTTTACCAATGTCATGGGCAATATCATCTATGTATTTGGATAGGTTCTTTTTAGCCGCGTCGCTAATATTAGCGTTTTCAATTGTTTGTTTTACGGCTGAATCTATGGTAGACCCATGAGCGCGCATGGTGCGCACAAATGCTTCTGCAAATTCTTCTGCCTTTTGAGCACCAATACCACGCACACTACCAAACACCTTAGTTAGTGATTGTTGTAACTCTGGCGCAGTTGCTTCGTGTGAAAACATAAGCTGGCGTGCATAGCGCGCAGACAACCCAGTTTTACGGTTTGCGTTGCCAAAAAGGTTTTGAAGTGTTAGTTCATTACCGTTTTTTGCATAGCGCGATAGGTTTTTGCCCCATCTTCTAGCTTGTAAGAAACCAACCTTTTTATCATTAATATCATTGATAAACGAATCTGCAAAGTCAAACTCACTATATTTGTTAAATTGCGCTCTACGGTTTTGGAATAGGAAGTCCTCTTTTGAGGTTTTGCTGCGCATTGGGAACCAACGTGTGACCATATCATTTGTGCGGTCAATTCCCATAGCTTTGGCATAGCGTTCTCCTGCAAAGTCAGAAAGAAGTCTTATACCACCTTCCATTCCCTTCTGTGCGCCCTTAAAGAGTAGTAACCCCGAAGTAAGTTGACTCAAGAACTTGAGTGGACCACCTACTACCGGTATCGCACCGAAGGCACCAGATATCTTGTTTACTACGTCAAGTAGAGTTGTTAGTGCTGTAATACCACCTTTAATAACTGCATGGTTGGCAATTCCCATAAGAAATTGATTCCAAGCATTAGTTAAGCGGTTTAGCGCAGTGGCAACAGTTTCTTGTGTTTTTGCATACTGTTCAGCGCTCGCGCCATTAGAATTATATGCAGCGTCAGTAAGTTCTACCAAGCGCGCATTGTTGCTTACCATAGCAATAAAACGAGATTGTTGACGCGAACCCGCTACTGTAGTAGCAATGTAACGCTGTTGCGCTTGGGATAAGGTGTTCCATTTTTTGGAAACCTCACCAATTATATCGCCTGTATTTTTAAAGTTACCCTTTTGGTCTATCATGTTAATGCCGATAGTTTTAAGGGCTGTATCTACTTTGTTGTAGTCTAGGCGCTCTCCACCAACAGAAGAAATTGAGTTAGGATTTTTCTTTAGTTCTTGGAAACGAGCAATGATAGTTTTAAGAGCAGTACCAATGTTCTCTGGCGACTCTCTTGTAGTTTCGATACCTTGTGCAAGCAATGCGGTTGTGGTTTCTAAGTCCATACCTGCTGACTTCGCGATTGAAGCCGTTTTGCTCATGGCAGTACCAAGTTCTTTAGTGTCCGATGCACTGATAGCGGCTAGCTTGGAGTAAACGTCGTTTACACGTTGTGCGTTAGTTGCATTAACTTCCATGTTGAAACCACGGAGCGCGGCAGTCATCATGTCAGTAGCTTCTGCACCACTAATATTGGCAATTCTACCCATTTTAAGTGTTTCTTGGGTAGCTGCCATAGCCTTATCAGTATCTAAACCCTGTTGGTAGTACAGTGTTGACGCTTTATATACGTCTTGGATAGTAACACCTAGCTTGTTCGCCATTTTGGTATAGCGAGGTAAGCTATCCCACATGTCACCCATGTCAAAGTTGGTTACTACGGCTGTATCTGCCATCGCAGCATCTAGGTCTTTGATAGTACCAAACGCGCCCCTAATGACACGCTTGAACATATAGATGCTGTTTTGTATGCCGAAGAAGTTTTCCATACTTAGGCGTAGGCTTTCTACTTGCTTCTGTGCGCGCTCCATACCCTTAACGTTGTATGCTGCGCTATTAAAGTCAGCAGAAAGTGTGGCAACAGTATTCTTTGCTCCTGCAAGGTTTTTGCTCATAGAAGCAAGTTCTTTGTTTACATCACCTTTGGCTGTGCGCTTTAGTTGTCTAATAACATTTCCAATTCTAGTTAAAGAGTCCTCTGCGCCATTAAGGTTTTGTAATTTAAAACCACCAAAACTATTGATAGACTTCATGAGATTAGTAATTTCGCTGTTGTCTACCGAGCCGGTTTTGTGTAGTGTTGTTTGTAGTTTCTTTAGTCGCGCTTCAAAATCTCCAATTGCTTGTTGCGTTTGTGCTGGCGCGAATTGGAATTTATCGGGGTTCGACTTAATTGAGTTGTATGTATTCGTAAGCGACTTGAGCGCGCGCTCCATTTCACGCGTTTTGGTCACTCCATCAGAAATAGAACGAGAGTCAAGTTTCTTGCCGTTCATTGCTTGGAGTTCTTGTAACGACTCTTTTAATTTTTCAATTTCTGATTGAGCCTTGCCCATGGTTGATGAGCGCAGACTCATGTTGTTTAATCCGCCACCTATTTTACCTATGGCAGAAATGGCGGCACTTGTATCGGCATTAATTTTAAGTGTAACCGCAACTGTTTTTGGCATTAGCCTCTCCTTTTATCCAAAATAAAAACACCGACTATTAAAATCGGTGTCGAATTAAATGTCACTATCTATATCACAGTCTAAAGTCACAAATTCTATTGGACTAGAGTTGCTATCGTTTGGTGCTAAACATACAGCATCAAATTTGCCTGATACAGGTGAGTTATTTGTTCCCATAGTGACAGATAGATTAGATACCAATTTTAACTTAGGTATATAAAAAATACCCGTTCTAATCAATCCAGTTTGGTCGTCTTTAATTCGTGTGCGCCCTTCGGCTTTGAAGTAACCGTCAAAAAGGTGCTTACCAATCAAAACGCTTTCCGCTAAACCTTTTTGTACATAGGTATAATCAACTATGTACTTTTTGTATGGAGATAGGCTTGTGACTGTGGCTGCGCGCACTTGAAAGTTCGTAACTTTGGCGTAAGTTTTTTGGTCATACACAAAAACTTTTCCAAAAGGCTCGTGCGCGAGAGTGACAACTCCATTATCATCAGCTAATATGGTTTCACGTTTACTTACTTCAGCGCCCTCGATATATTCTATCATTTGCGCATTGTTCATGAGCGCGAATTGTTCTGTGGAAAAAACACCTTGGTTAAATGCAAGTTGAACCTCTTTTGTCTTTTCCCATGTGATAAGGTCACGATTGCCCTTACCACCTTTTGCGGTCGATGAAATGGTTTTATCCTTTAGTCCTGCCACTTGTATGCGGTCGAACTGTGTTACTATTTCACCCTCTTCAAAAAGGCGGTTTCCTATCTTCATAGGAGAAGTAGCTTTTAGCGTCAAATTGTATAACTCTTTAAAGCTGTATTGTTGTTCCATTGTATGCTCCTAAAAAGAAAGCGAGTGGAAAACCACTCGCCGTCTAACTATTTCTGTGTCCAAATCTTAGCCGCAGCGCTGTCACTTGCAACTGCATCAGTTACATCATATTTAATTAACTGAATCATACCTTGACCACCAGCTTCTCCGCTCTTTAGAACCTTAGCCTTCATTTGGAATGTTGATGGGTCGCCATCAGCTTCCATTTGAAGTTGAGCATCTTCAGAAACGATTTTTGCTTTAGGAATAACAAGTTGGAAGAAACTATCCTTACCTGTTTTCTGGTCGCGTGTGTATGTGTCGCCAGTCATGTAGTATGTGCCTGGGAACTGCGATGCTGTGATGTCCATGATAAGGGCGCTTACACCTACTTCAAATGTAGCGAAGTATGTTTCGCCTGTTTCGATGTTTGTAGCTGAAAGTGGTGTAGTAACTTTCTTACCTGAAGCATCAAATACTTCGATAGTAGTAGGAATGTTGAACTTAACACCGTTAGAGCCTTCCCATACCTTAGGTAGACCGAATGTTGTTGTGTTTGCCTTATCACCAACGAAAGTAATTGTTTTCTTAATCTTGCCAGATTGAATTTCTGCAAGAGAAGCACCTAGCATGATTGAAAGCGACTTAGGTGAGAATAGGGCATCTTCTAGCGTAAGTGTGATTTCCTTGTTGCTATCCCAAGAAATAAGAGTAGCGTTACCCTTACCACCCGTAGCTTCTTTAGACTCTGAGTTGAACTCAGCAGTAGAAACCTTCAGTGTGTCTAGGTATAGTACAGGCTTACCAGGCTTACCGTTAGCATCAATTTCATACATAACGAAATCTGCAACTTCTTTAATACCATATTTTTCTAGTATATTGCTAGCCATTGATTTCTCCTTTATTAATTTTCTAACCAATTTTTAGGTTTTATATCTTTAGTGTCTACAAATGGAGTAGTTAGTAAACGCATATCATTTTCGTAGGACTGTTTTGCTTGATAGCGATTAAAAATATCCATTAATGCAGGGTAAGATATTTGTCCGATATTAAGTGGATTTAAGCCAGTATTCATCAAACAAACAGAAGAAATGACACTGGCAAGTCCAATTGAGTTTTTTTGCTCTTTAGCTTTGATAGTATCTCTGTAACGAGCCTTACCTTGCATACGACGAGCGCGCACATGCATTTGGTATTGGAACGGTGGAATTTCGTCCATGCCACATGCGGTGCGTATTGCGTTTTGGAATTTTGGATATTGTGACTCCTTGAGCGACCGCGCGCTCTTGAGATATGCTTGTACTTCTTCGTCGGAGTCGAACTCTTTTTGTAGGTCTATGTTAATTAGAATTGAATTATTGGCAAAGTCAAATTCTACAGGTTCGTGGATAAAGAACTCTATTGCTGACTTACATTGCTTATACGTATCCTCACTTGAGCGCGCGGCTTCAAATAGTAGCATGAAGGGGGTAGGTACATTTTCGGGGAGTTCTTCCTCCCAATTGTCTGTTAAGGAAAGGTCGATGTCTTCTTGTTGTACTGTTAAAATCTGTTGTGCGATTGAATAATCGTTCGATGCTACAACTTCGCGCACGAGTGGGGCGTATATTTTACATGTGTCGCCAAACGCAATTGGCTCATTTATCAAAAAAAATTCTTTCATTAGTTATACTCGGTTATATTAATTATCATGTAGTAACATGACATTTCTTCGGATATGAAGTTTAAGTGGAATGTACCACCATTTACTTGACCCAAACCACTTATGGTAGTTCCATTTAAACTTTCAAAAATTTCACCTATAATTGCAAGTGGGCGCAAGTTGGAATTTTTGATAAGCCATTGTACTATAGGTACAAAAATTTCGATACGAATAGATACGTTTGAGAACTCTTTGTTGTCGCTATTAACGATACCATTGATTACTTGTAGGGTTAGTAGTGACTGTGAGGTTTCTGCGTTGGACACAAGCGGTACAGCCTTAATTAGCTTGTCATATATTTCTGTTCGTTTCTGCTCTAGTGTCAAATCGTTGTGCGCGAGAGGGTCGGTATCTGTATAGTACAATAACTTTACAAGGTCATCGTTAGCTAATAGTAGCTTAATAATTTTTTGGAGATGTAGTCCTAGTTCTCCGTAGTTACGTGTCTTTCTCATTCAATACCCCCATCTAACCAAAAGAAGTCATCCTTATCGTCTTGCGTTGGGTTGGTAGGCTTAGGTGGATTGGGTGATAGGTCGTACTGATATACAGGGTCTACAGACACATACTCAATGCCCGGTGTGGATAGCTTGTCGTAACCCGTTACGCGGAATGGCTCAATTTTGCCACCTGCGGTTGTAACCTCAAGGTAGAAATCGCGCTCGATTTCGTCATGTTCGGGCATTACGAAGAAACTTAACTTTAAATTTTCGAGGTATAAAGTGTGCGAGCGCGAACGGCTTTTAATCTCATTTTTAAGCATGTTATCTTCTTGTCCATAAAAATATGCCCAATCAGTTACAACAACTTTCTTTGTTTTTGGATTGATAATAGATAGTTGGTGTGTAAGTTTTAAAACTGCATAGCGATTGTAACCACTTGCTTGCATTTCCTCAAACCAATAGATAAGCCACTTATGTGTTTCACCTTTTACAGTAGTAAGGTCTAAAATTGTACCATTCTTAAACTTAACATCAACTGGCACTAATAACCATTGTAGGTTTTTTGTTTCGTTTTGTTTGTTGGGTCGAAGTTCTCCTACATGTTTTGCTTGCTCGTGCGCGAACTCAACTTTATATACCGAACGTTCGAGTTGGCGCATAAAGTTTTCTTCGCGTTTACCTTGCATACGAGTTTTGTAGGAGTCGCCATATCTATTAAGTCTTTTTTCATATAGGTCATAATAGTCCATTGTGTTTTCTCCTACTCATTTAAAAGTGACAGACAGTCGAAAATTGTTTTGCGGAAGTATTCATAGCGCAAGTAGCGCAAGCTAGAAATTTTGTACCACAAGGTATAATAGTTAATTGATTTTTCATCTTCGGCATAACCTAAAAGTTCAATTAAAACTCCATCTAGGCATTTTTCCCAATCTCCGCGCTTTTCGTATTCACACAGAATACCAAAAAGTCGGTTTTTAAGTTTGTTGTGGTAGCCTTGATGTACTGCCTTATTCCCCATAGTTATCACCTGCTAGTACGCGGTAGTTATATGGGTTGTTTTCAATAGAACGATAGTAATTGCTTTCCAACTTGGCTGCGCGCTCGTGTTCGCATTCGAGTAAGTTTTTCAATTCTTTCACGAGGTTTGCTTGTGAAAAGTCACGCTCCGCATACAACGGCTTTACGTTCTCCCACGACAAAATTGTCCTGTCTAACCACAAAACTTTCATAAATGTAGCTATAATTTGTATTTCCGCATTTGTAACCTTATCCTTAAAATTTCCGCCCTCATCTACTTCCAAACTCACGCGCGGAAACTTAAAAAGTGGTAGTGCGCCATCAAAAAGTGCGCGCCAATCACGTTCTCTGTCTGCTTTGTCCCAACCAACCCATTCATCTTCTGTCATTTTTGCCATAAAAGCATTATAAACATCTTGAATAGTTGCCATTTATTTTCCCCTTATTTAGCTTCGCTATCTGCTTTTAGTTGAATTGCTTTGATTACGTCGATGTCAGTTAGAGCCTTTAGAACTTCAACCTTTTTCATATCAACGAGTGTGTTTTCAATGGCAAATTGTGCTACCATTATTTGTTGTTCTTTAGAAAGTGACTCCATTTTTTCTTTGAAATCGTCGATTGCCATTTTTGTCATAAAGTTGCGCATTGTTTCGCTGGTAAGTGACTGAACTTCTTCGAGCGCGGGCAGTGCTTCCACGAGTTCTTCGTGTGTTTTTTCGTCTACATCCACGAGCGCGAGCATGCCCTGTGAGAACATGTAGTCTACGCCTGGCTCATACATAGCTTCCTCCAAAATCGCGGAATCAATTGTCTTTACCGCACCCCTATGCTCCCATGTGCGCGAAAATTTTGCATCAGGCAAGTCAATAAAAACCATACCATCTACCATACTTTGTACTTTTACTTTACTCATATTTTTATCTCCTTTAATCATAAATAAAGAGGGTAAAAGTTACCTACTTCTACCCCCTTAGTTTACATGTTATCCTTCGTAAGTCTGAGCGATACCAGTGTTCTGATATACACACCAGTTGTAGTGTGATAGGATACCTACACCCAGCTTTCTGTAAGCGTGGATTTCGATAGAGTTATCTCTATTCACGAAGTCGTGTAGTTGAGTCTGTCCCTCAAGCACAACCTTCACAACCTTCTCGTTACCGCCTGGCAGTACGTAAGCAAGTTGTGGGTCAATCCATGTCTTTTCGTTGTTTTCGTCAACGAATGACTGTGGAATTTCTACTACAGGAGTACCTCTGAATAGGTTGATGCGTCCTGTTTTATGGATAGCTTCGATGTCGTCTGGTGAATAAACACCGCCGTAGTTTCCACCTGCTCCGATAGGAACGATAGCATCTGCGCCCATTTCAGCGATGAACTCAGGTGGTGCGAAGATTACTGCGCTAGAACCGTAAGCTTTAGCAACGCTTACAAGTTTCTGCATTTTCTTTCCATCGAATGAAGTACCTGTAACTTTGTTAGCTTGTGGTCTACCTGTAGCATTGAAAGCAGCGCGTAGAGCCTTTTGTACTTCTAGGAATACAGCCTCTGTAAGTCCTTCTGTGATAACTTCCATTACATCTGCAAGAGTTTCAGAACCATCACAAAGTCTTTCAAAGTCGATGATAGCTGCGCCACCAACTGCGTGCGATGTGATTGCAAGGTTTTGCTCATCAAGTCTGAATGTTTCATATACACCGGAAATTCCAACTTGTGTGAGGAACTTCTTCGCTCTCATCTTTCCGATTTTTCTCTTGAATACTGCTTTTTCGTTTTGTTTTACAACCTTAACGTCAGCAACCGCATTTAATGCGTTAGTTACCTTTTTAGGTACGATTTCATCTGCAACTTCTACGATTACTTCGTAAATGTCGTATCTGTTTTTCATGAACTGGTTTACTGAACCAGCTAACTCTCTAAAGCCGTCAGCAACTGCCTTATCTACGCTTTCGGATGTGTAGTTAGCAGGAGCAGTTTTTTGTGCTGCATAAAGAGCGATTTCTTTAAGTTGTGTTAATGTCATTATTTTTCTCTCTCCTTTACACTAAACTACATTACCATGATTTGCGCTGCGCGCTGTCCATCAGGCATAGTAGTCCACTTAACTACTTTATAGTTGGTTTTAATCATGTTAGTATCACTATCATGTGGAGCCCCTTTGTAAAGAGTGAGAACACCCATTGACACGATACCTACTTTAAGGTCTTTTACGTTCGCTGCAAATAGGTCACTATCTTGCGCGAAGTCGTCGTCGTAATAAGCTAAAGTGTTAGTTGTAAAAAGGTCACCCTTATCAAGAAGTCCTAGTCTTGGATAAGAACGAGGTTTATTTACAAAGTCTTTTAGTGCAGTTTTGGTAGCACTTTGTGTGTGTTCTGTTGTGTAGCAAAGTCCCCATAAAGAGTCTTTGTAATCTTTATAAAGAGGTACGCAATTCTTGTTCCATTTATCAATAGCTAGGATTGCGCCATTCTCAACATCGTTGTCGTCTAGTATATAGCATTGAGCCTCAACTCTGCCATCTCTAGGGAAAGCACATCTGTTAAGCTCAACCTGACCATAGCCATCAGTCTTAACTCTTTTTAGATTAGCCATTTTATCTCCTTTTTAATATTAATTTAAGTTGCGCAAGTGGTAACTATAGTACCATAATTTGTGCTGCGCGCTGTCCATCAGACAGTACAGTCCACTTAGTTACTTTATAACGAAGAGGTATTACATTAGCACTGGTAATTGTCGCAGCATTTTTATAGAAAGTGAAAACACCGTCTAAAACACATAAGTTTAAGTTCTTTACGTTCTCTGCAAATAAATTTTCATCTGATGTAAATTCATTATCAAAGTAAGCTATAGTGTTAGTTGTAAAAAGGTCGCCCACTTCAATGCGCCCTATTCTTGGATAAGAGCCTTCCTCGTTTACAAAATCTTTTAGACCTGTCTGCGTAGCATCCTGTGTATGTTCTGCTGAATAGCAAAGTCCTGCGAATATTGGAGTAAGACCTTTTTTAAGTGGTGCACAAGTGCCCTCTTGTTTGTTCATGTTTAAGACCATACCATTTTCAGCCTTACCGCCTACTAACTTGCACTGAGCCTCAATTTTACCATCTCTTAAGAAAGCGCATCTATTGAGTTCAACTTGACCGTAGCCATCAGTCTTAACTCTTTTAATAGCCATTATTATCTCCTTTAGTATCTATCAAGGATATCTTCAATACCGCTTTCAGTTTTTCTAGGAACTACTGGGAATTTGGTATCGTCAACGTCCTCTTTTGAAAAAATAGAGTTGTCGTTTTGGATAAGCGCAAATGCAAGTTCCTTTTCAAGCTGAACGCAGTCCATTTCAGCACTTTGTTCTCTGATAGGGTCAATTGCTTCTTTTGAAAGTTTTGCAGAATACTTGCTGAAAATTGCTTCTTTTGCGCTATCTTCTGTAGCTTTCTTGAACTCTGATAGAACTGCAATTTCGCTATCTTTGGCTTCGATGTCGGCTTGATAGTTTTCAATTTTTGTGTTGAGTGTTTCTTTCTCTGTTGATAAAGTAGAGATTTGGGCAGAATAATCAGCCATTTCGGTGTCATATTTTTGACCTTTTTCTACGATTTCCTCTAGTCCAATTAGAGAATGGTTTACAAGTGCGCGCGCACTTTCAACAGAGTCAAGTTCTTCACGAGATAGGTATGCGTTATAAACTTCTTCGGTTTCGCCTAGAACTACATTATCTTCTTCGTCTACTGTGTAGAAAACTTTGAAGAATTTGTCGCAATCCTCTTCTTCTTCGTCACGAACAACAACGTAGTCATTAAAAGTGGCAACAATCCATTTAGTCATAACTCTATATCCATCTTCTACCTTGGGATTAAGTGCCGCAAAAAGTTTTGACCTTAAATCCTCATTGGATAATTCAAATATATACTTCATTGAATTTGTTTCCTCTCTATTACAAGTGAATTTATCAATTTTATCGAATAGGTTTTCAAGTTCTTTTTGTAGAGTGTAGAAGTGCGCGCCCTCAAAACACGGTTCTACATCATCGCCTAGTGCTTGTAGTCCTACAAAGCAACCTTCTGTGAATACAAAGTATTCAGTACCCTCAATCATTTTCCAATATCCGCTTATGGAAGGTGGAAAAATTTCCATTGAAAGAGATTTGTTTACAATCTCGCTGGCTTCTTTGTAGATAGAGGTAAATAAAATTACATCTGCGCAAGCATATTCGCGCTCTACGCCATTGTTGTCGAGATGAGTTTCCCACATGAAGTTATGGTCTTTAGGTACAATACCATAAATGCGTCCTTCGTCACGAGTCTTGCCGTGTGTGGTAAAATCATCATCTTCATAAATGCCTTTTACAGGCACGTACGCCAATGTGTCTACAAACTTCTGCGCGAACTCGTCCGTAATGTATGTACCATTACGGTTTTCGTACTTGTAAAAAATTCTACAGCGCGCCTTCGATAAAACTTGATTATAAGGAGTTAATTCTCCATAAATTTGTACAGAGAAGTTGAAATTTAGGTTTTTCAACTGTTTCTCCTTTCTTTTTAGTCGAGTGACTCGTCTTTAGTAACTGTTGTTTCAGCCTTTTGGTCACCCTCTTTAGCCTTAACACCACCCTCATCAGTAGCAGCGTTGTCACTACTCTCTGAAAAACTATTGGATAATGGTTGCATAATAGATTTGAGGTCATATACTTCATTTTCCAATGTTTTTAAAGATATAAACTCGCTTTGAGACAGTCCTACGGCTAATGCAGGTACAAGGAAACTGTATCCAGAGTTAGCCATCTTCAAAGTAGAAGTTATGTAATCTTTCTGATTGTAAAGTGTTATTGGTAAAATTTTATAAGTAAAAGTAATATTGCTATTACTAAACTTACGGTTAAGTAGGTTAGTTACGAACAAGTTGAGTTGTTCAGCGAAGGACATCATAATGGAAATGTCGTTTTCAATGGAGTACATAAGTGATGCACTACCTGCTTCGCCAAATAGAAGTCCACTTACACCGGCTTTGTTGAAAATGTTTTTGTTCATTTGCTCGGCTGTGTTGCGTGCTGCGCCAAGTTGACCTTTAGATGTTACAGAGTCAACTTTACCATATGTAGTAAGTACACGAGTGTTGGCGTTGCCCTTTAGCATTTGGACAAGTCCTTTATGCATTATAGCAACTTCTTCAGGCTCAAATACAAGTTTGCCATCTTGTGTATGTGGCATTTCAACCGTAACAATTTTGCTGATTTCTTCAACGTCACGTGCCTTTTCAATTTGCGCACGACTGTCGCGCTCGTAGATGTCGTTGATAATGCTTAGGAATAGGGGTGTGTCACCTAGCATAGAAATGCAAATGCTTTCCTCTACTGGCACGAAAACCCATGGGGTATCTTTGCCACCGTTATCATAAGATGTGTACCAACTACGTACGCGCGTAGGGTAAGATTTAAGTGTGTTTTTGCGCACTTGTTCGTCTGATATAGAAGTAAAAAACCTTACGTCAAATTCAATTAAATTGTTGCCACTTTTGTCTTTGTAGCGTGTGCGACAATATTTTGACGGTAGGTCGAGTACAGTGAAACTGTCTTTTTCGTTTTTAATTAAGCCGTAGTATGTGCCTTCGAGTATGGCGGTTTCAGCGCACTTGATGCAGAATGTTTTCCAACCGGGCATATCCATGAACTTTACGGCTTGGTTGTACTTTTTGAGTACGAAGTCTTTGGATAGTAGGTCAGGTTTTTGGGTATGGGGAATTACAATTCCAGTATAATTTAGAAGTGTAGCATAGTATAAAACTATTTTTTTATATACACCGTCCAAATTATAAAAGTAATTGGAAAGTGCAATTTTTTCTGAAAGTCCGCCCTCTGCTATAATTTGTTGTGCGTCTTTTTGACTGTAAGTTTGGGTGCGCGCTCCAAAGTTGAAACCTGTATCAGATTGGTAGGCGCTGGCACTTGCTGCCACCATTGAAGAGTTCGCAAGTTCAAACTGTTGTATATTTCTTTTTTCTTCCATTTCTCTCCTTTAGTCGTAAAATACCAACTGGCGCACTTCCTTTTTTTGAGTTTTTTTGTTAGTGCGGAAGTATTCGTCCTCGTGTTCTTTGATACGCCATAGTCCATACATAAAAGCGGAATATTTGTCCTTTGGAAAGCGTGCGTTGATACGTTCTAGTACAATCATATCAGAACTTGTTCCTTTTTTAAGGCGTAAGTTTGCCATCTGTTGGAATAGGCGAGTTGTCATTTCATGGGGTAGTAGACGTTCCACACGTTGTTCTAGTGTCATGCGCTGACCAGCTTTCGTGCTTAAAAGTGCCGATTTGGCTTCTTGTTCGCGTATTAGAAAACGCACAGCACCACTACTCATGCGCGCGAAGCAATTGGCGTGCATTTGTGAGTTGGATTGTTGGTTGGCTTTGATGCCGTATAGAATTTTAGGTGCGTCGTTAGGTTGAATTTCTAGGTAGTATTTATCGTTTATGAAACCTAGTGGTGGATATTCAGTACCATCCTCGTCAATTTGTGTTTTGATAAGTTCGTCGGCAAGACCCACACCTATACCATTAGTATCAACTACTACTTCCTTAGGGTCAAACGCGCGCACAATTTTTTTAAGGTCAAGTGCTTGAGCGTCGAATGTGCGTCGTTGCGCAGTTGTACCAAGCGTGATAACATTCACGAGCGCGGAGTAGATACGACCGCTACGAATGTAGTTTTTAAAAATACAACATTCAGATTGGTCATGAACTCTACCCACGTCTACTGATAGTAAGTAAAAAATTCCATCGCTTCCTGCATCTTTGCGTTTTCTTTCGGGATTTTTTAGTTTGCGGTAGCGCTGACATTTGTCATAGTTAAACCATGAGTCTGCGTTACCACCAGACCATAGAGATAGGTATTCGCGCGCAAATGATTTTTCGCTGTAGGAAGGACTAAGTTTGAGTTTTTGAACGTATGTGGCATCAAGTAGTCCGTGCATTACGGGGATACGATAGTCACAGCCAAATACAAATGTGTCCTTGGGGTTTATGATGCTGTTTTCGGTATCATCTATAAGACGGTCATAGGCGAACGAGGTTTTGGTTCCTGCTGATGTACAGCAAATAACTTGTTGGTTAGGTTCCGATGGGTTTACCGTGTTATCTGGTAAACGACGAGAAACGTTTAATAGCGGCAGCACAACTTCGTTGATAAGGTTTTCATCGTGGTCACGCGTTTCGTCGATAAGACCACCATTTCTACGACCTCCACGAGTGGTTTCAAGAGCGCCGACCACATCGAACACGCTACCGTTACGGAACTTCAGTTGACAATAGTCCTTACCGAAGTTGCCCGGTGTGTCGGACAGTTCATAGCCTATAATTTCGCGCTTTAAAAGGGGGTAGTGGTCATAAATTTCAACAATTTTTTCTCGTGCAATTTGTGCACCTTGGTTTTTCTTTGGCGCGCAGATGAACACTTTTCTACGTGGAATGAATACGCATTGTAAGAAAAGTGCAAGTATGGTTAAGAAACTCTTGGAAAAGGCACGGCACGCTACGATATAAACGGCTTTATACCTCATCATAGCGCGCAAGCATATACGTTGGTAGAAGAAAAGGTGAAAGCCAGACCCATCTTTGACTATTTGGTCAAGGAATAGGTCGGGATAAGCAGTACACCATTCTACCCACGCGCGCATAGGGTTCTCATTGCGCACTAACCATTCTTCGTTTACAACTACACCCTTTTCGATAGGTACTCCTTCGCGCTTTTTGAGTTTAGTAACAGCTTTAGTGAATAGGTTGTCTTTCATTTAGCTTTCATCACCGTCCTCATCTGCGCGGAAGTCTTCTTCAATTTCCATTTCAAAGCCTTCGTTATCGTAGTCGTCTAACTCGCGCGCACTTGGATTTGGTATGTCGAAGTTAGACTCCATGTTGTTGATGTTTTGTAGTGACTCAATACGCTTTGTAATTTCTTCGGAGATGCCGGACTCGTTTACATATAGGCGCTGTGTCCAATTTTGTACGTTTTTAATTGTTTCGTCTACAACATCTTTGGTAACATCATTGTAGTATGAGTTTTTAAAGCCACGTTTTTCGAGCCATATACAAAGTTCGCCAATGGAGTCGAAGTCTGATGCGTTTTTAGCGTTTTTGGAGTTGAACTCGGCAGCCTTTACGAGTTTGTCGTATGAGGCAAGTAACTTATCAAACTCTTTGCCCTCTTGTATACGCACATCAATTTCATAAGAAATCTTACAAATTTTTAGTGCTTGGTCACCATTGAGGGCAGAACCAATGTTTTGGGTTTGGACAATGCCTTCGTATAAGGTTTCGAGATACGATAGTGCTTCAACGTCGTAGTGTCCACCCCACTTTTCGCGCAATTCGTGTAAGCGCTCTTCCTTTAGGGCAGGAACAGCAACGCGAAGTTGGTTTTGCGCGGCAAGGTCTTTGTATTCTGCTTGTGTTGTAGACCAATCCACGTTGGCGTAGTCTTTTTGTTGGTAAAGCGCATTATAAACCATGAAAGTATTAATGCCGTTAGTCTGTTTTAGCTTTTCATAGCGTTCGGGTTCAAATGGAATATCCATAAATTGACAAAATTTGTCGAAGGCGTTCCACTCGTTTTCTTGAGCGCGCAGCCAACTTCGTGTGCAATCATTGCATATACAACTATAGCCATTTGCAATAAAAGGGTTGCGTGTTGGTAAAAATTCTGATTTTGGTTTAGTAAGTCCGCATCGTGTGCATGTTTTGCTACCGATGGGTGTTGAAGTGTTTGGTACCACTACTCATCACTTCCTTTTACGACTGCGCGCACGAGTGTTAGTATGTCTTTTTGCAAGTGTTTTGGTGCGCGTTCAAATTTGTCAAAAATGTCATTCAGAATGTGTTCAAATGGGCGCACTTCTTGATTTTCCACGAGTTTTACGTTCAAAATGCGCGCAATTCCAAAAAATTCTTCTTCTTTTAACTTAGGCAGGCTCAAAATAAACTCTTTTTGGCGTCTTTCGCTGCCCTTTTTATTCCATATTTTCATTAGTAAACTACCTCTTTTTCTTGTCACATTGTTTACAGCTACCCACAAAGCCGTCTTTAGACTTGCCTAAACGTCTAAAGTGGTTGCTATCTAAATGTAAAAGTTTTCCACATTTGCTACAACGTTTCCACTCGTCTGGTTGGTCGAGCGCGAGTGCGAGTTCGTAGTGGGCTTCTACAGCTTGGGCTAGAAGTTTAGGTATGCGTTTTTTATAAATAGTAGAAATGTAGTTAACTGAAAAGGTTTTTAGGTTGCGTCGGCGCAATTCGTTGTTAATGTCTTCGTTTCTCCAGTTCTCACTCTTCATTTCTACAATAAGTCTATATTCTGCTTGCATGAGCGCGCGGTCGAAATAGTATTGAATAGTGTTCCATAGTGCAGGTGCTTCACTTTCAATGTCGTGGCGCTCTTCAGCTTCTAGTTTGGCATTGTAAATTGTGTTGTAGTATGGTAGAAGTTGTAGCCATGAGTTGGGGTCGCGCAAATCGAAAGTGACTGCGCGCTCGTCGGTTTGGCATGAATTTTTGACTTCGCGCTCGTGTAAGCAATCACTATCATGACTTGTTTTTTCAACTGCGCGCTGTTGTAAGCCAACTTCATTTTGGCATGAATGTTCTTCGGTTGGTGTTTGCTTTGTGTCTTGCTTACACGCTTGTTTACATGAGCGCGCGGTCGCATGACTTAAATTTATGACTTCGCGCTCGTGTAAGCCATCTTCAATTTGTGTTTGCCTTATATCTTGCTCACACGATGGCTTACATGTGCGCGCCAGCAACCTTTTCAATGCTTGTGCCAGCTTCGCTCGCTCTTCTTCGTTGGCGGGTGGCGTCGGCTCTTCTGCCCACAAAAATTTCCCCAATGTTGTCGTTGGGCTTGCCCAAAGTCCCAATGGCTCAATTTCCAATGGCGCCAATTCCACCTTCCCTATCGGCTGCTTCGCATTTCTTAATTGTGGCTTATACGAATCCCTCAACTCATATTGCTCCGTCCTCAAATCCACCAGGTCGTGTCTTGCCCTCTGCAACTCCTTCGGACTCAATTTCGCTGCCTTTGCGCGCAGCGCAAAAAGGCACGACGGCTCCATTCGGTTTATAAGTTCTTCCCTTGGCTCCTTCCCCATAGCAAAACTTATAAGTACGTCAAGCCTATCTATCTCCTCAAAAAGGGCTTTGAAATGGGGTGCAAGGGGCGAAGCTAAAGCGTCCGTGCGGCTAAATTTTTGCTTTCTTACTAGCGTTGGCGGAATTTCGCCTATGGCATGAAAGTTTGGTATGTGGGTTTCGGCTTCCATAATGGCTTCTATGGAATCGGGTTGGGACGCGCTCCACTTTGAGGAAAGTTCAAAGTCTTCGTTTTTAGAAATGCAAGTGCCGTTTTCGTCGCGGCTCCACAATATGTAATCGGCAATGTGTTTGCAGTTTTTGGCGGAAAGGTTAGAGTGCGCATAGTGGTTGGCGACTTCCAAGCGGTCGGAAAGAGATGACTTGGAAAAGTCAAGTTGTATTTTCACAGTGTGTTCCTTTCTATATAAATTTCGTCAATTTAATTATAACACAAAAGAATTGGATTTTCAAATTTTGGATATGGATATTTTTTGAAGTTAAAATGAATTTTTATATCTTGGATATTTTTTTCCAGCCTATCCCATCTCAGCCTTCACATATTCTTCACATAATTCACAACATACCCCCACATACCTCTGCGCTATTATGTTATAATTTGACTATCAAAAGAGAGGGCAAAATATATGAAAGTTCACCAATTCCCAATTCCAAACATGCAAGGCGCACAATATAGCAACCGCGGGGGGTGGTATGAAATCGCCTTAAAGCGCGCGCTTGGGTACACATGCGACAAAGTCGCACCACGTGGCACATATGACATTGAGGAAATCAAGGGCGAAATTAAAAGCGCAGACGCCACATTATACCACAAGACATTAGGCGCAGACCTTAACACATCAATAACTAAATATTTTGATATAGTGGATATAGATGTATGGTACTATGTGGGCAAGTGCGGTAACGAACTATGTGTATTTGAAATGAACGCGCGCGAGTTCTGCGCCTTCTTGTATGAGTTCGCAAGGTATGATACAACGCGCGGAACGGTTCGCCTTGCGACATTGTCAAGGCGTATGAGGAAATGGGCGGAGCGTCCAATATGCGCAAGCAATATAATTGTATTAGAATAAATACAAAATAAGGTGTTGACAACATAACACATACATGCTAATATGTATATAACAAATAAAGTACAAGAATTTGAGGGGAGTAATACAATGAACATGCAAGATATAATATATTTAAATAGCGCAAACTTTTATATGACTTATGATTGTGATATGCATATATACAATCTATATGTAGATATTAACGACTATAAATTAGCGCTATTTACTACAACTAATTTCAAATATCAATTAGACGATAGTGCATTAGGTTATATGGTGGAAGTGATAGACTATTTCCAACACCACGCAACGCCAAATTATGACGTGAACGGTTTAAACATTATTGAACTACAAGAAAAATTTAGCGATTGTCTAATATTAGAACCTAGATATAGCAAAGTATCAAGTTCAACTGTTGCCATTGATATAATCTACTGCGACAGCAACAACGAAGATAATTATATCTGTTCTATTCCTGATTTGTCTTTTCGTTTTAGTGATGAAGATGTGCAAGCGATTAATCGTTTAATAGATGAGTTTGAACATGGCGACAATTAATTTAAGAAATCTAGTGCGCCAATATCCCGACTTTATAGGGTATACAGACGAGAGAACCGCGCAAGGTTTCAAAGGATTGCATATATACATATTCGATAAAGTGCGCGCGGTTGCATTAGATACAAATATAGTTATTAAGGGTATGCGCACGCCTTTAACAGAGGAACAAAGAATACAATTATATAATGTATTGGAAAGGTTAAGACATGAACAAAGTTAAGAACTGGCTATTAGTAGCTGTTATAATTGGGAGCTATTGCGCAGTTAGTACATTAGAATATTACAGCCTATAGATATGATGTACTCTGTAAGACTTGACAATAATAAAAATAATAATTATCACTTAAATTTTGGCGACTTGCCACAAGTGGGAGAGTGGGCGAAGTATGGCGACGCAGTATATAAAGTTGTAAGCGTTGGCGCATATAACAATAAAAATATACCGTTGCCACTTGTGACAGTTGACCATAACGAACAAAAGGAGTTGACAAAATGATTTTATATTTCGACATGGACGGAACAATAGCCGACTTGTACGGAGTTAATAATTGGCTTGAATATCTTTTGAAGTCAGATGTTAAGCCATACAAGTGCGCGAAGGGTTTAAACTTGCGAGCGGTAAGCCGTTATATGAACATGGCAATTCGTAAGGGGTATGAAATAGGAATTATAACGTGGCTACCCAAAGGCGCACATATGGACTATTGCGAGGAAGTGGCGCGCGTGAAAATTGAATGGGTGCGCAAGCATTTAAAGTCAGTTAATATAAAGGCGGAAAATTTCCATATTTTGCGCTATGGCTCACCAAAAGAATTACGGGCGCAGAAAAGCGATATTCTATTTGATGATGAAATTACAAACCGCGAGAATTGGGAGCGCGCTCATGGATTGGGCACAAGTTTTGAACCTTGCGAAATTGTAAGCGTTCTAAAGTCGCTATGTGAAAGCGATATATAAAATTACAATTTGCCTACACGAGCGCGCCAGTAAATAATTTTTATTGGTAAACCCGCGCTCAAGTAAGCAAAACATAATTTAATAAAAATTTTTAATAAGGTATATCAAAATTTTTCAATTGACAAGGTAAGTTATATCAATTATATGTAATCAAGCTAAAAGATACGAGCGCGAAAGAGAAGAAATTGAAAATATCGTCGGTTTTCCTATAGATGAGTATACATTGTGCGCCAACTTAAAGCGACATATCGAAGACGAACAAAGCGCGTCATATGATGTAGGCTTTGAGGACGGACAAAACGAAGGATACGAAAGCGGATACGACGACGCAAAAAACGAAAGTGAGTATTAAGACAAATGGCACGAAAAAAACTATATATGACAATTGACACGGAAACCGCCAACGGTTTAGATGACGCCCTAGTATATGATATTGGGTTCGCAGTTCATGACCGCAAAGGTAACATATATTGTAAGCGTCATTATATCATAAGTGATTTTTTTAACGATACGGAACTAATGAATAGTGCGTATTATTCTTGGAAAATTCCGCTATATTTAGAAAAATTACGCAAAGGCGAGGCACAATTAACAACCTTTATGGGCGCAAGAAAAATATTGCGCGAGTGTATGCAGTATTACAACATAAAAACGGTTATCGCGTACAACATGCGTTTTGACCTTAACGCGCTAAATACCACATTGCGTTATGTTACAAAGTCTAAATATAGATACTTTTTCCCGCGCGGAACTAAAAAGTGGTGCAGTTGGAACATGGCGAAGTCCACAATTTGCAAAAGTAAACTATATAAAGATTGGGCGCGCGCTCATGGGTTGATTAGTGGAAACCGTCAACCGTCCACGAGCGCGGAGACGGTATATAAATATCTCAATTTTGACTCAATGGACTTTGAAGAAGAACATACAGGACTAGCCGACGTACTAATTGAAGTCGAAATATTCGCCCGTTGTATGGCGCGACATCAAAAAATGAGGCGCACATATTGGAATGATACAATTAAACTTGACCAATACGGATTTAAAATTTATATCTGATTACATGACAGCTAACACGAGCGCGCTTGACAGATAAAAAATTATTGACTGCGCGCTCATGTAGTCAAGCATAAGTTTTTCATCAACTAATAAAAATTTTTAATGGGTATCATAAAAATTTACTAATTGACAAACCATAACAAACATAGTACAATATAATCAAGCTAAAAGATACGAGCGCGAAAGCGCAAGGGGGTAAAAATGTTATATCTTATCGAATGGGGCGAAGAACCTAACGCAATGTTATGCAATGCATGTTACGGACTTTTTAAAGCCAACAATCCCATTGACGCACTAGAACAGGCTAAAAAAGAAATAAGAAGTGCAGACGCATATATTTCTATCCTAGAAATAAATCACAACACAATTAATTATATTGTGAAGAGTGTAATAGTAGACGACGATACGTTATTTGATTTTTTAACAATGGTCATAGATAACGCACTAGCAAATTAAAGAGGTTCAAAATGCAAAATTACATGTTATTAATCAATAATAATCTTCAATCGTTAGAATTAGAAAATTGCGACATGGACGAAATAATTATATTGTGCGCCAATTCAATGGAAGATTTAAATAAGCAAGTAGCAGAACATATTAGCCAACGTGACGATTTTAGCATAAATTATTACGTTATAGAACTAACAGAAAACAATTTGAAATATATTGAAAATTTTTCAGATTATTCTGTATATGGTGAACTATTATACACTCTACTCGTCAAAACACAACAAGAATTAAATTGTGTGTTGGAACGAATAGAAATGTTTGAAAAAGAATATTAAAAATTTTTCAGTTTTCTACTTGACAATTTAAATAGTTCTATGCTATAATATAAATATAAAAGGAAAGGGGGAATAATTCCAATGATAAAAACGGACAAGCAAGCGGAAATTAGAAATAAAGCAATTGCCGAAATTTCCGCAATCTACAGCGCGCGCGGTGACGACGTCCAACGCATAAAGTCAAATGCGTTCGCAGTTCCGCAAGTAACGGACGAGGGCGCGGAGTATTGGCTAGAGGTAACCGTCAAAATTCCGCGTGGTGGGCGTGATGGTGTAGAGTATGACGGGTACGAATTGGCGAGCGAGTACGAAATGCGCCAAGCCGAAAAAAGCGAAAAAAAATCAAAAAAAGTTTAAAAATTTCAAAAAATCTATTGACAAGTTATCACACCTAGTATATAATAAAGACACAAAATAAAACTAAAACTAATAAAAAAGAGAGGTAAAAAGTTATGACAAAAAGAGAATTTCTAGAAAAGGTTATCGCAGAAGTAGAAAATGCAGAACTAAAGGACTTTGCAAAGGGCGAAATCGCAAGAATGGACAAGGCAAACGAACAGCGCAAGGGTAAGCCATCGAAGGAGCAGAAGGCAAACGCAGAATTTAGGGCGCAGGCATGGGAGAAAGTTGCAAAACTCGAAGGTACTTTTACCGCTGGCGCAATTGCTGAAAGGCTCAATATTAGCCGTCCAAAGGCTAGCGCACTTCTAACCGCACTTGAAAAAGAAGGTAAATTAGTATCTGAACTTGTAAAGGATGGAAAGAACATTCACAAGGTTTATGCCGTTAAGGCGTAGAAAAATTCAAATTTAGGACTCGAAAGAGTCCTATTTTTATTTGCCGAAAATTCGAGCCGGCGACTTTGTCAAGTACTTGACAAGGGACGAAGTCCCCCATGGGCGAGTTTGTGAAATTTTTAACAAAGTGGCGCCTATAATACTAGGAGTGTAAAAAAGCTACATATAAAGGAGCTGGGTAGGAGCTGCGACACGAGAACTCCCACGAGCGCGCGGTCGGAAAATCCAAGGACGCAGTCCTAGCGCCCAAAATTTGACAAGCAGTAATGCACAACGCGAAGCGAATTTCAAATTTTGGGCGCGGAATAATTTTTCTTCGGTTAGGACAATAGGTTTTGCCAAAGTTTTGCCAAAATCAAGAAATTGACGAATTAAAAAGGAAAGGAAAGGTAAAATTTGACATATTGGAAAATTTGAAGTAGGTTGAAATTTGGGCATACCCTTTCTTCAAATTTTTATGGTTTTTTAATTTTATTTTACCACATTTTTTTATTTTTGTCAAATTTTGGGACTGTAAATTTCAAAATTTTGGCGCGCAGTTCACTTTAGTGTGGTAAATTTTTGGGAATCTTATAGTTTGTACGCAAGGGGTATTAATGAGCGGACTTGCGCGTTGGGGGGAGTGAGCGAAGCGAACGACCCCAAACCGCTAGGGAGCGAACACAATGCAAAACACAATTGGGGCACGAATTGGAAATTGGAAACCCCGAAACCCCAAGCCCCATAGGGCAAGCCCACCCAAAAGGGAAGAAGGAAGAAGCAGCTACAAGAGCGCCGACCCCCAAAGGGGGGGAGGGGGCGCCCAAAAGACAAGAC